TCCCACCCGCTTTGGTGCAAGGCAGTACCAACGGGCAACGCAGAAAAGGTCCATTGCGCCAAGGCGGCGTGGGACATCCGACTGCAGTTGAAGGTTACACAATTATTGGATTCGACCCAGCGATGGGAGACAAGGCTCATGCAGCCTTTGTAGTAGTTACTTATAACAGAATAGATTCTAGGATATATGTTTTAGATTGTATTAACATGGGTGAACCAAACCCACAAAAGATTAGAAGTACGATAGAAGAACTTGTATTGAAATACAAGCCACAAGAGTTTAGAGTAGAAATCAACGCCCACCAGAAGGCATACTCATTAGATGATGACTTGCGGCAATGGCTTGGTATGTATGGTGTAAGACTTGAATCTCATGTTACTAACAAAAATAAGTGGGACGCAGCATTCGGTGTAGCATCTATGTCTACCCTATTTGGAACCATTCGAGAAGAGAAGTTCCAAAAGAATAATATGATTGAACTGCCATCTACTACTGACTCTGAAGGACTTAAGTCCCTTACTCAGCAGTTGATAACTTGGAAACCTAATAGCAGGGGCAAGACTGACTGCGTTATGGCACTATGGTTCGCTGTGCTTAGAGCACGGGAGTTTATGCAACAAACAAATCACTTGCAAAAGTTTTCATCTAATCGATGGACAACTAGAGCACAGTCAGCACAAAGATACACAATCAACCTAGACGAAGCCTTTTCAGAGCAATGGGCTGAAATGTACAACTAAGGAGAAAAAAATGGTAGCAGGACGCAATTCAGCAGGAATTAATAAGGCTGGTGGAAGAAACGTAAATCCAGTTTACAAAGCAGTTAATACAGTTACATCATACGTTGGAAATGTAGCACGAGAGATTCGTGATGTTCCTACAGCATTGGGTAACTTTATGCCTGGTTCAGGATATGGCCCTAGAGGTGCTTCACAAGAACTTGGTAGTACGCTTAAACAAGCAGCCGCTGCAGTAACTGCAGGACAAACAGGTAAACCCGTATTTCATTATACCGCTAGCGGCAAGGCCACTGGCAGTCCAGATGAGCGTATGAAGAAATCAAAAAAGAAGAAGTAATTAAACTTTCTATCGTTAGGATATGATGTTATCAGTAAGTCAAATTTCTGCAAGGGTAGAATCTTTACGTTCACGTTCAGTAGACCGAGACCGTAGACAACTAGATGTACTTGCTGTTCGTAAAGGACAGATATCACAGGTATACCCTGAGTTCTTTCCAGAGGGTGTAGATGCTAACGTAGTAGCAAACTTTATTGACATTGTTGCCCGTGACCTGTCTGAGGTAATGGCTCCACTACCAGCAGTTAATTGTTCTGCAGCCAATCAGGTATCAGATAGAGCAAGAGTCTTTGCTGATAAGCGTACTCGTATTGCAACAAATTATTTTAGTAATTCAGATTTACAAGTACAGATGTATCAAGGTGCAGACCAATACATCACATTTGGTTTCGTCCCATTCATCATTGAATTAGACGAAGAAGCAGGGCTACCACGTATCCGAATAGAAAGTCCGATTGGGGCTTACCCAGAGTTTGACCGCTACGGACGTTGTATTGCCTTTGCAAAAAAATACTCACTTACACTTGCGGAACTGGTTGCACAGTATCCTGAGTTTGAGATTCAACTACTAGGCGCTGACCGTTATGAGCAGAACCTAGATGCACGTATTGACCTTATTCGTTATTACGATAAAGAACAATCAACCATCTTTATTCCATCACGGAATAATTTAGTTTTATCTCAAGCAAAAAATCCACTTGGTAAAATGCAAGTTGTGGTGGCAAAGCGTCCATCACTAGACGGTGAGATGCGTGGTCAATTTGATGACGTACTAGGTATCCAACTGCTTCGTAATAGGTTCGCATTACTTGCGATGGAAGCAGCGGAGAAATCAGTACAGGCACCAATTGTTGTACCAGGCGATGTTCAAGAACTACAGTTGGGTGGAGATGCGATTATTCGCACCAACTCCCCTGCTGGTGTGCGCCGTGTAGATTTAAATATTCCACCAGGTGCGTTCACTGAGCAACAAGTATTGCTTAATGAGTTACGTACGGGAACACGTTATCCAGAATCAAGAACTGGAAACATAGATGCATCAATAGTCACAGGACAAGGCGTGCAAGCGCTTATGGGTGGCTTTGATACACAGGTTAAATCAGCACAAGCAATCTTTGCTTCTGCACTTAAAGATGTTATCTCTATCTGTTTTGAAATGGATGAAGCACTATTTAATTTTATTAAAACAATTCGTGGTGTTGATGCTGGTTCACCGTACTCTTTAGAGTACACACCTTCAAAAGATATTAAGGGTGACTATACAGCCGATGTGCGCTATGGAATGCTTGCTGGTCTTAATCCAGCGCAGGGACTTATCTTTATGCTACAAGCCCTTGGTGGTAAATTAATCTCTAAGGATATGGCTATGCGTGAGTTACCATTTGGTATTAACGTAACCCAAGAACAAGAAAAGATTGAAGTAGAAGAAATGCGTAATGCTTTAGTGGGTTCACTACAGGCATACACACAAGCAATTCCACAACTAGCAGCATCAGGTGGAGATGCATCTGATATTGTAAAGAAAATTGCACAAGTAATTAAAGCCCGTCAAAAGGGAATATCAATTGAAGATGCAATTGAAGACATCTTTGCTCCAGAATTACCTCCTGCTGGTGCCCCACAGGTTGAGCAAACGTCCCCTGCTCCCGAAGTGGCTCCAGTAGGAGGCTTACCTCCTCAAGCAGCACAAGGTGGTGGACTACAAAGTCTTTTATCTAGTCTAAGTGCAGGTGGTAAAGCGAATGCAAGTGCAAGGACAGTTGTAAGAAGATAGGTTAGAAGGGGACTATGACTGCAATCGTTGGCGTACAGGGTAAGGGTTGGGCTGTCTTAGCAGCAGACGCAATGACTACATACACGGATAAACCGTATGTAGCAAAGGGATGCGAAAAGATAGTTAAGGTTGGTGAGTATCTAGTTGCAGTAGCAGGTGATGCTATAGCAGGAGATATTCTTAATAACCTATGGCAACCACCTAAAGTAATTAAGACGCAAGACCCAGATAGATTTATGATGATTAGAGTATTACCATCTATAAAACAAACTCTAACTGAAGCAGGTTACGAACCAGCACCAAAGAATAAAAACGATGATGATGCTGGATGGGATGCATTAATTTGTTTTAATGGAAAGTTATATCAAGTTAGTGATGACTATGGATATATGCGAGATGATAGAGGTTTATACGGAATAGGCGCAGGTGGGGGATTAGCCCTTGGCGCATTAGCAATGATGGAAACAGAAACAAAAACACATGCCAAAGCATCAGGTGCTGTTAAGAAAGCAGTGCATGTAGCAATTCAATATAATGTTTGGTGCGGTGGACCAGTTCATGTTAAAACACAATTTACTAAGTAGGAGGAAGTGTGGCACAGCAAGGTGGATATAGAAAACCGAATAACCCAGCCCCAATATCAGGCCCTGGCGCTCTTAGTCAACGCACTGACGGGGGCGGCACACAACCCGCAACCTACGTTCCAGGATTACCATATGGACAAGGACAAGAAACTTATAACAACCAAGTAGCAGCGCCTATGGCTGGCAATCCAATTCCACAAATGGAAATGCCAACACCATTAATGGCACCTACTGCACGTCCTAATGAACCCATTACCTCTGGAATTAATATAGGTGCTGGACCTGGCTCAGAAGCAAAGCCAAAACTGCCTAATCCTTCATACACAATTCAAGATGTAATTAGAAATTTAATACCATACGACCCATCTGGTGAGGCTGAACTAATATATAGAAGTTTACTAGACGAAGGGTACTAATGGTATATCGTCTTAACCCGATAGTAGCCAAGGCTAGTCCAAACCTTTATGCCGCTGCTAAATCTGCAAATATTCCTATGGAACAAGGAAGTCAATTAGAACAGTTTAGTTGGACTGTTGAGAAAAACAAAAAACTAAACCAATTATCTATTGATGAAGCACGTAAACAATTTGAGGGACTAGACCCTAGTGCTCAGGATAAATTAAAGTTTTTATTTCCAGATTCAGATTATCAATTAGCAGAACCAGGTGCTAGTAACTATGTTACTGGTGCAATAAAAACTGGATTCAATGTTCTTAAGAGTCCATTGGTTTTATTATTTAAGACTGCAGGTGTTTTTAATAGAGTAATTAACACACCTTACCTACTAGCACGTCAGGCTTCTCAAGGTGA